CAAGCGAACTTATAGTAGTTGGTATTGTTACATTATTATTTACAGCATAAACGCTATTTGTACCACGTCCAAAAAGTATTCCATGTGGGTCAAAAGTTGCGCCTACTGTAATTGTGTTGCTTCTTAAATCAACTATTTGACCTAATTGAACTGGAACGCTAGTATCAGCTGCAAACGAAAGAACAGTACCTCCGTAATTTTGAGTAATAGTATTTTCATATAAACAAGATTTTACTCTTGTTAAATCTCCAGTAGTATAAGTAGCAAATCCATTGCTTACAAATGTGTTATTATTTAAAAGAATAGTAGCACTAGTTGGTAAACCTGCAGTACCTATCCATTGATAACCTGCGCCTTTAGTGCTGCTTAAAGTACATCCATCACATTCAAAAAATATATCGCTTGTATTAGCTACTGTTATTGCAACTGGTCTAATTAACATTGGTGTTGCTACTCCTGCATTTTGAAAATCAAAGCTACAATCCTTTAATTTAATCCATTTTGTTACATTAATTGAAGGACTATCGCATTCGCAATAAATTAATTCCTTAGTTTGATTGTGACTAAAATTTATATTTTGAAACTGAACTTTGCTAGTATCTCTCAATCTAATAAGAAAAGTAGGAGTTGTTCCTGTATGAGTTACAGTTATTGGCGAACCTGCTCTACCTCTTATTAAAATACTTTTGGCTGAATTGTTAAGCAACAAATAACCACTAGCTTCATTTTTTAAATCAAGTGGCGAAATTAATTCCACAATACCACCATCACTACTTGCCGATTCAGCACTTGTAATAGTTAGTTTTGGCAATAAAGGATTTAAACCAGTATTGCTATTACTAGCAGCACCAGTACTATTTGAACCATCTACATAACGAACAGTACCAGTATATAAAGGTTTGCCCTCTACTCTTGGTATAGTTTCAGCTACTCTTTGTACTGTAGGCACAAAAACACCACCACGAAAACCGCCAACCCTTGCATTAGTTGTACTTATTCCTAACATACTATTGTTGATTATAAGCTATTGCAGTTCCACTTGCTAAAGTAATTGCAGTTATATAAGTTCCTGCTGCTGCTGGAATATACATACCTGCGCTAACTGTTGCACTTGTAAAGTCTTTTGTTGCTAATACGTTCACTCCATTCATTTCTAAAACACTAATTACTGCATCGGTATTTATTACAATACCGCAATAGCTTTTAGCTGTTTTTGCTGTTGCTGCTTTTATGAATTCGCAACCTCCTGAACCTATTATTTTTCCTAAATCTGTCATGTTATTTATATTTTATTTTGTTGGTATTTGACATCTATTTCTATCTTGCATTAAATCAAATGCAAGGTTCATTTCCCACCCATTAACCTTGTCGGGCAATGCTTCTCGTAGTGGTGTTATTTGTGTATTAAATTGCAACTGAAAGTAATCTTGATAAGTTGAATTACACAAAGCTGCATAAATATCTTGACTAATACTTAAACAATCGCTTAACGTATCGCGCTCATTCGTTTGGTTGTCTTTTTGAATATCCATTACTTTTATATTCATATTAATTGTTAGTGTGTTACTATCAATTGAACTATCAATTACATCACACCAAACTAATGGATATTGTTCTTGCTCACTAGCTGAAATATCAGTAACCTCACCAAAGTTAAATCCGTTTACTTGTGCGTGGCTTGTTGCTATTGTTTGGAGTAAGTCTATTATCTGATTTAGTGTGTAGAACTGCATTTTTTTTTATGAATTTTTGTAATTTTTCTTCGTTCTTTATTTTCGTTTTCATTTAGCAAAAAGTACAAGGTTGTGTTAATTCTCTCGGTTCTATTTTAATTCCTCTAAAGTTGTAATTACCCATACAACACCCATCGCCACCTAAAACTAAACCACTATTATAATTTGTTCTTTGTGGAAATATAGTGTCTATACCTACTCCCGTTTGAGTTAAATACAATGGATATATTTTAGTATTTTGAAGTAAGAATTTAGTTAATCTTTCAGCATACACTTGCGCTTTGTTTCGTGCTTCATCCATTAAATCACGAATTTCGCTCATATTTGCAGGCTGCATATTGTCAGCATTTTGAACTCCAACTGACTTATTAAAGTATTTATAATTCATTGATAATGGTAATTCAACTTGCATATACCAAATCATCGTATTTGTAATGTAGTTATCAATTAAATTCTTATTAGCTACGCTTACCGTATTTGCTGCTATTTGTGTCTTTAATTCATTGTATAAACTTGTTCCTAAGATTGGTAAAATATAAAACTCTTGCACCTCAATAATAGTAGGTGTAACGATTTTCATGTCCACATTTTCCTGCAAAACTGAACGCTGTTTTAATGTTTGCTCACTTAAAAATAAAACTTGTGCTGCCATTACTTTCTTTTAATTAATTCTTGAACCCAAATATGCCTGCAATAAGGTAAATTTACATCTTGTTTAGGGTCATGATACCAACCGCCACGCCTACGAAAAGCATCATAATTAGGTATTCCATACACTTGACCTAATTCCTTGCCTATATTTTCAATGTCTTCTCTACTAAAATATCTTGGATTAGCCATCATAGCTGCGCAAAAATCACGACTTTTACCTCCTGGTTCTAATGGAACTCCATCTCTTTCAACATACTTATAACGTATAAACAACTCACTAAAACTAGGTATTTCTTTTTTATCGCCTTTTGGTGTTATAACTAGGTTCTTATCAATTAAACCATCAGCTATTAAAGTTTCTAAAGCATCAGTAATTTTGGTTTTATCAACTTTTAAAACTTTTGTTAAGTCCTCAATACTTATGTCAGGTGTCTTTTTGATAATATCCAAAACACCTTGCTCTAATTTGCTGATAAAATCTTGTTTACCAAACATTATCTTTTTAGTTTTTACAACTGTAAAGTTTTCAGCAGGCTCACCATATTTACTAAAGGTTTCAAAGTCGATTAAGTCCTTTGTTTGTTTGCTAAATTTTGCAGTTGTTTGTGGCTGTGATACTTCAACAATTTGCGTAGGTTCTAAAGGTTTTCGCCCTATAATCTCACGCATTTCATCTTTAGTTAAAATAGTTTGTAATGTTTGCTCACTAAAACTAGGCATAATAGGCTCAAGTTGTTTTATTTTTAACTTGCCTTTTATTGGTGCAAAAATATTAAATATTTGTTCTTGAACTTCTTGTTTTGGTGCAACGTAAGTATTCGTAAATAAATTAAAGGCATCAATCATTTCAGCACGCCCACCTAATTGACCTGGCACTCTTACTCCAAATATCATAGGGCTCGTTATCTTATGACCGACAAATATTTCTTGCTGAATAGTGTCGTTTAAAGCGTTATATTTATCTTGAAAATTACCACTATCTAAATCTTGAATAATAGCTACTCTATCTTTGTCATCTGCAAAGTCAATTACTATTTGACCTGCACCATCAGTAGGCATAAACTGTTTATTTAATCGCCTTTTAGTAGCTTGCATTTCGTCATCGCTAGGTACACCATTAACGAAAGTAACCATCTTACTACCTTTAAAACTGTTTTGAATTTCTGCCCTATGGAAATTGGCAATTTCAGCATCAGTAATAATCGCAGGAACTGCACCAATATACTCAGGTAAGGTATAAGTTTTTAAATTAGGTCTATATGACTTGTAATAGTAAATACTTTCAGCTTGTTTTTTATTTGGATCGTAAGCAGGATAAGTTGTAAATTCAGGGTTACTATTTTCGTTACCGCTTATGTCTAACCATTCATTACTATAATAAAATTCTGTATTATCATCATTACTCCTTACATCGCAATAATCAACATGGTATATTTGAACTCCTTTGTTTCCTTTAGTCGCAACAACTTTTAAATAACAACCTCCAAAAAGTTCATCATCTAAAATAGTCTTTTTGCTTAAATCGTTTAAAGTTTCGTAAGGATTTGGATTATCTATGAATGCTTGCAATGATACTACTTCTTCGCCTTGCATAGTTGATTGGTCAAATATCCAACCTTTACCAGCAATGTATAATTGCTTTGAAGTTATAATTGCGTTATGCTTTGCACTTCTATTAAATAGTAGTACCAAGTATTGAGGATAGTTGTTTTCTTCGCCATATTTTACCCAATCTTTTTGCTTTTGTTCCACAAATTGAGGAACTTTATCATTGGTAAATTTAAGCGTTATTATATTGTTTTTATAACTCATTTATTCAGGTTGATAAACTATGTTAGTTTCACTTTCTACTTCATATTCGGTTAAGATTTCGGCTTCAAACACAACATCAACTATACCTACTTCAACTGTTTTGTCAATAAATGGTATTGCATCAGTTGCTACTGTTAGTGTAACTACGCTTGTTAAAGTTGTTTGATACACTTCATAGTCATATCTACCCTCTAATCCTAACTCAATAACACCATGTAATGAGTCTTGCGGACTTGCATCTGCTTGTTCAATTAATTCAAATTGATTATAACGTTCTTTATATTGGCTTGTGTCATCATTGATAAACCAATAGGAAACATTAGAAGTTTGATTAGTGAACTTAAATAAGTAAATAGGATTAGGTAACGTTGATTTTTCAGTCAAAGTAACCGTTAAAATATTTTCACTATTTTTTAAAACTCTTAACACTAATTATAAATATAAATTTTGTAAAAGTTTGCTAAAAACAAAAAGCCTACTAAAATAAATCAGTAGGCTTTTAATTGAAAAATATTAAATTCTAAGTTAATAACGCTGTAATAATTGCAGGGTCAATTTCTTGTGAAAACACCTTTTCCATTCCTGCGAACGTTAAAGAGTAGCCATTAAACTCGTTCATTGCTGCTCCACTTGTTCCAGTGCCGCCAGTGCATTCCATACCATTTGCGCTACCAAATAAAAAGTATTGACCGCTTTTCATTTCAACAATTATCGAAGTTCTATTTTTAATAATTTGCTGTAACTTAAATTGCGTTTCGTACTGCATTTTTAAAAATGTAGCTGCAATGGTTTGTTCATAAGCAACTGTACCTATCTTAGGGTCAGTTTGAATGTTGTTAGTGGTACTGTTTGCCCCTCTAGGTTCTAAAGCATATTTAAAATACTTAGTTCCTGCGCTCTTTGTTATTGCTGTTACATAACCACTAGCATTTTCAGTAATCGCTGTAATGTTAGATTGTTCTGTTATGTATAAATTTTTAATACCGCCTACTGTATCTTTACAGTCTAGCGCATATCCTGCTACTATTGCACATGCCATGTTTTATAATTGGTTTAAAAGGGGGCTATTAACCCCCTAAGTGACTATAATGTGAACTTAACAATTTCTTGTGTTTGTGACACTTGAACACCCATTTTAAAACGATATTTAAAACGAACTAAATCAAAGTCTTCTGAGTACCAAAACTTGAACTCTTCTTCTTCGTTTTCCAAGTCAACACCTAAAAACATATTTGCATCACGTAAAGCGTAGATTGCATTAACGTTGTTAAGTCCTGGAGTTGATACTACTGTTACGTTAGTACCATGAATTTTCATTTCGCCTAAAGCGTTATCAGTTGCAATGAAATTGAATAGATTAGCATTTGTTAAAGCTAATTGGTATAATCTGAAAATATGAGTACCAACATTAACTCTTAAATCTGCTTTGTCTAAAATTTCAATTGGAATAGCTGAATAAACTGCTTGCATTACGCTAATAACGTTAGCGGCTGTTATCGCTGTTACTGGTGTTCCAATAAACGCTGCTGCATTTGCTTGAACTGTTCCACTTGCTGCATTGATAATCTTAACTAAACCATCAAATTGTTTTAATTGTGAGTTCCATGAAGTTGTATCACCTTGCCAAATTGACTTTTCAGTATCTTCTTTAGTTGTTCCTAATACTGTTTCAACAAAAGCAGCATCAATTCCACCTGGCAAAGCATCATAATTAGAACCTGGTGAAAGTAATAATTGAGTGTATTTAGTTTCTAAATCGTTAATACACCATTCTTTGTTAACCTTAACACGTCCAACTGTTAAAACTCTAGCTGAAATGGTTGTATCTCCACTTGCAGAAAACCCACAAGCATCGCCATTTTGCCAAATTAAAGTGTCAGATAATGAAGGAACCTGAACAGTAGATTTAGTTCCTATTAATTTTTGCATTCTAGCTGCTGTTTTCGGTTCAAAAAATGAACGTGTAATCAACATGTTTTCATTTGTCTTGGTATATGCTGCAAGACTTGTTACGTTAAAAGCCATTGTTATTTATTTTTTTTAGTTTTGATTTGTAAATTTTTTGTATGCTGCCATTATTTCAACTGCATTTTTTTTCTTATCTGCTTTGCTAAAAGTTGATTGTTTTGGTTTAGGTTGTTCTACTATTGGTTCATCTGCGATTTCATCAATGATTACTTTGATTGCTTCAAACTTTTCATTTGCTGATTTAGTAGTGTTTGAAATTGTTTCATCAATAGCAGTAAACTTACCAAACATTTCACTCATTTTAGTTTCCATTTCTGACATCTTGCTTTCGCATGCTGCCATACGTTCTTCAATTTTAGCCATGGTGTCATCTGCCATTTCAACTTCTACTTCTTCCTTTTCTTTTTCTTTACCCTCAATAGCAGTAACTAAACCGCCTACTGTGGTAACCTTAGTTCCGTCTTCTAAGTCGTGAACTTTGTCAGGTGCAGGCATTTGATTTCCATCTTCAGAAACAACCATAATAGCTACACCCTCTGTTAAATCACCATCCCACATTACCTCAGTTCCATCTGCTAATTTTGCGCTGTTAAATTTTTCAATCTTTGCAAAATCCATTTTCAATAATTTGCCAATTTGCATCAATGCTTCCTTAGCTGTTATTTTAGGTTTATTCATTTACGTTTTTAATTATATTAATTATTTCATCAATTATAGTTTGTGGCTTCTCATCAATCTTTACAGTTTTAAAAAGTCCCTCAACTGAAAAACCTTTGAATTCACCTGACTTTATAAAGTCGTTCCAAATTTCATCGTTATCAATTTTATAAGAACCAAACCAACTACCATCGGTTAATTCATACCCTTTTGGTGCATTTATTCCACGTTCTTTGTCAATTAAAAAACTTTCAATCATATACACGCCATCAATCATTTTATCGCTGTCGTGCATTTCATTTACTAAGTTTGACTTACCTTGTTTAAAAAACTTATTTCTTAAATTGTAAATGTCTTGTTTTTGGAATACTCCGTAATATTCACCAGTTTTATCACGCCTATAAATCGGTAAATCAGCAACCATTAACGGACCTGAAATAATCCTTTTTTCGTTATCGGCTTTAAATGAATATTGCTTGTTATTAAACGCTTGCCAATTCATTTCAATAGCTGGACTATCAACAAATGCAACCGCTTCAAGCTGTGCTTCGTCATCTTCGCCTACTATAAATCTAAATATTGGTAACTTGTCCATTCAGTAATAAATATAATGTTAAAAATTATTTGCTTTTTAGAATTATTTAATAGTCGCTTTGCGAATTATTCCCTTTACTTTATCTTGGGTTTTTGTTATGTCGGTTTCAGTTACGATAACCTTTTGAACTTGACCACCAACTGTAGTAGTAGATAATGGTTTGTTTTGATTAATCATGCTACCGCTAAATGATTGAGGTATTCTCGGTGCGCTTGGTGCTGCTACTGCACCACCACCTCCACCGCTTCCGCTTGCGCCAGGTACTTGTACTTCGGCTATTGCTTTAACCCTTGCAAATCCTGCTACTATTGCTGCGCCTGCTGCTAATGGTGCTAAAATTAAAGGGTCAATCTTTGCCGCTGCTGCATAAGCACTACTCGCACTTAAATAAGTATCAATGGTTGCTTGTGCTATTGCTAGTGTTTTTCCCTCTGCTGTTTGTTTTCCTGCTAGTTCACTTAGACTACCTAAAATACTTGCACTTGTTTGTAATAGTTGTTGTTTTGCTTCTATTGCTAATTTATCTATTTCAATTTGCGCTTGTTTGTCTTTATAGTATTGTGATGTTAAGGTTTCCCCTTGTGCAACAATGTTTTTTAACTCAGCATCAAAGGCTTCTTCTGATAATCTTTCACGCTCTTTTCTATCTTCTTCTTCATTAAATCTTTTAATATCTAAAATTTTCTTTTCTTCTTCAACATTTTTTAATTGTTGTTCTATTTTTAGTTTATCAAAATCTTTTTTATATTCTAAATCGCTTTTATTTTTTGCCGCTTGTTTTTCAGCAGCATCAGCACTTTTTTTTACATCTTCTAGTTCTTTTGTTTTTTTAGATATTAAATCTAAACTTTCAATCTCTTTATTTTTTTCAACTAACTTCTTTTTTAAGCTATCAGTTTCAATTAAATTAGAAATAGTAATTATTTTACCGCCTATTTCGGCAGTTGTATAGGCTTCTTTTTGCTGTTTATTGTGTTCATCAGCTAGTTTTATTTGTTCTTCAAGTGCTAGTTTTTCGGCTTTTGCTTGTATTAAAGTTGCGCCTGCTGCATTAGTTTTATTTTTAATCGCAATGATTTCAAGTTCAATTGATTTTACTTTCTCATCAGTTGCTTCCTTTGTTTTTTTAGTTTGTTCAGCATATTCCTTTTCTTTTTTAGTAGCTTCTTCATTTGCTGCTGCTGTTTCTAAAAATTTAGTGTATAAATAACCTAATGCCACAATTAAAGCACCTATTCCAGTAGCTGCCATTGCACCTTTTATAGTTGTAAAGGTTGTTACTGCTGCTGCTTTTATTGCTGTAAATGATGTAACCGCTTGTAATTTTAATAAATCAAAAGCATCTTTCATTCCTAACAAACCATTTAAGCCAGTAGCTAAAGCTATTGCGCCTTGAGTTTGTGCAATTACTTTGTTTAGGTTTTCACTTTCAGCACCCATTAAAGACATTGCACCTTGCATCGCTGCAAAGCCATTAGCAGCTATTCCGACTGCGCCTGCCAATGCTTGAAATTTAGCTTCAGGATTAAAAGCGTTAATAGTGTTTTTTACATCACCTATTTTATCTTGTAGCTCCCCTGCTTTTTTTGCTGCCTTTACAAATGCTTCGCTTCCTTGTTCAAGTGTCCCTAATTCGTTTGTTATTGCCCTTAATTCTGCTTTTAAACTTTTTACAGAACCTACTGAACTACCTACTTTTACTTCAGTATCAAATATTATTTTTTCGTTTGCCATTATTGTATAATTCTATGTAGTCTGTATTCTAATTCTATTAATGCTTTGCCATTTCCACTTGTTCCTAAATTCCCTGCGCTATGTATTTGGATTGCTAAGTTCTTAAATGGCAAATCGTTTATGTTTACTCCTCTTTGCTTTGTTGCAGTTGTAACTGTTGTAATTCTATTATCAAAATTCAATAAGTGAGTTCCATCACCATTATATTGCAAGTGTAGTTTATGGTTATTGTATGCTACTGGTGTAGCTGCTTCAAAAAAAATAGTTATATATGCATCGTAAACTTCAGCCCAATAGCCATCAACTGCTGCCAATAATTCAATTGGTGTAGTATGTAAATTTTGCAATTCTGAAACTGTTAAAACTCGACTTACTAATAAAGGTTGGGCAATGTTATTTATAACTACTTCACCATCTCTTACACTTTGATAGTTGTTGCACCCTAAATAAGTTCCACCATCAAATAATAATTGATTATTTTCTCCCCCTAAAACGCTTATTTTATTAGCATTTATTAAATTTCTATCTGAATTTATTAATTGAGTGCTGCCTTGTATTGTGTTTTCATAACCATTTACAATATTATCGACTAAGTAATTATATTGATTTTCGTTTCTTATTGACCTTGGGTCGAATATTGGGTTTGCATCTCTGGCAATATCTCCAATTCCACCATTAATTGCTTGTGTTGTTGTTATAAATGCAGGTGCAACATTTAGTTTTAAGAATGTTAATACTGCTGGTTCTTCGCTATTGCTGTCAAAGTCAATTTCATATAGTCTATAATACTGTTTGTCTATTAGATAATAGTATCTAAATGATAATTGATTAATACCTAATTCGCTTATTTTAATACTAAAAGTTACAACCTTACTATCAGCATTAGTAATTTCTTCTAATCCTTTTCTATGGTAAATATTAAATAAATTACCATCAGTATAAATTGTTGCATCATAAAACAACTGCTTAGGTATGTCAAAATTAATATCAAAGTTAGGTGAAGAAACACTATCTAAATGTCCAACATAAGGAAATGTATTATAATTAGTTACTGTTCCACTTACTCTACTTGTAATGTTCCATGTATTAGCAGTTGCAACATTGCCCCCTCTATAAAGTAATCTTAGTTTTGATGGTTTTGAAACTATATTACCATTATTTAAAAAGAATATTCTAGTTAATATCCTATCATTAAAATCACTTTGGCTTAATGGACTTGGTGCAAATATTACTTTAGTTTCACTTTGGTCAGTTACAAAATCATTAACAATATCTTGTTTTTTAGTCCCGTATTGTTCAATGTATTTTTCACCATACAAAGTATTGTTTTCATCTGTATCTTTATCAAAACTATACTTGTATTCCTTATACCTTAATGCGCCCATTGGTTCAATTTTAATAGGCTTACTTACATCAACTAAATTGGTAAAGTCAACTAATGTGTTAGTATAAAAGGTATCTCTAGGTTCAATAATTAATTTTTTATCATCCAATATGTCAGGTTCGACATAAAGATTAAATAACTTAAAAACACTACTTAAAAAATCAGTTTGTTTTATATCGTCAGGTAGTAATTTACTTAAATTAATTATATCGTTCTCTAGTATTTCGGCACTTGCTTCATCATAAAAATTAGAGTCAGTTTTTAAATTATATTCTAAATCGTAGTAGTTACTAACTTCTAATTC